AGAGGCCGAGCTTCGAGCTAATCTCGGCATAGGCTCGCTCTATAGCGCGCCCACTGTAGAAGAGGTATGTCAAACGGCAGAGGATCTACTTAATCAGTTTCTATGGTTCGACTCTTATCCAGTAGTAGGCGCAGGCCTATTTAATGATGTAGCTATGGTAGTAATATCGGCCCCAATTACTTATGTAACGGGCCAGGTGGTAACGCTAAGCGGCTGCGGTGCGCTCTATAACGGCGCTCAAACTATCACCGGCACTTATCCCTATACCACTGGATCCGTAACGCTTCCCTATTTTATTAACTTTCCTTTTAATTTTAATCGCTTTCCTAATGGTTACTCCATGATTCAATTCGATTTAGTAAACGCCGATGTTAACTACTCCCAGATAGTGCCTTACGGCAAAGCCCTAGGCGTAGATACTAAAACCGCAGGCTACGCAGTTACCCCGGCAGTGCGTGAGGCTGCCATGATTTTAGCTACTCAAATCTGGCAGAGCCGCCAAGTACCTAACGGCGGCGGCATGGATTTAGCTATGGGCCCTGCACCATTCCAGATAGGTAATAGCCTTATGGCTAGAGTGCGCTCTTTAATAGCGCCGTATCAAACACCGCGAAGCATGGTCGGATGACATGCCTGCATCTATAACTACTCTTCGCGCCACGCTAGCAGCGTTACTAGATAACCCTGGCGTGTGGAGCACCTTTGCCTTTCCGCCACCTTCGCCCATAGCTAACAGTTGCATAATCAGCCCAGACGATCCCTACATTATTCCGGCTAATAACACGCAAGTAACTCTTAGCCCACGCGCTAACTTCAAGGTGACTTGCCTGATCCCGGCGCTGGATAACCAGGGCAATCTTCAAGGCATAGAAACTATGGTCTGCGCCGTATTCACACTTCTAACTACTGCCAGTTTCCCGTTAAACGTTTCTTCGGTTTCCGCTCCAACCATTTTAACTATCGGGAATGTAGATCTACTGGCAGCGGATTTATCCATAACTATTCTATCGAGTTGGAGTTAATAAATGACTACAGAGAAAGAACTGCTCGAATTCTTAATAAAAATCGGCCAGGTAGTACCAGGATCTAAACCCCCAGTAGCACCATCCCCAGAAAAGGAAGATAAATAAAATGGCAATCTATCTAAATAATAACGTGGGAGTAAAGCTCGCTACCTCGGGCGCTCCTACTGTTCCTTCTATTGATATTAGCTCGCTGGTAAGTGCGGTTACGTTAACGCAGACCTTCGAGGAGCTAGACGTTACCTCAATGGGTAACTCTTCTAGGGCTTTCGTAAAGGGCCTGGAAACAGCCCAGCTACAGCTTGATTTCTTCAATGACTGGGATGCTTCTAGTGTGATGGCAACACTTAACTCATGTTTCGGGCTAACTATTGCCGTTTCTATGATTACCGTTAAAGGTACTCCGGTAGCCGCTACTAATCCTACTTACCAGTTTTCCATTCTGGTAAATAATCTCACCCCTGTTGGTAGTGGAGATGTTGGTTCAGAGGCCGCTTCTAGTTTAACTTTTACAGTTAATACAACTGTAACGGTTTCTCCTACAGTAGTTTTCTAAGGTTATATCGTGGCATCGTTAAAGATTACTAGGGCTGGCAAGGATCCATCCGTACACCGGATTAGTCCTGCTCTTGAATATGCCTTCGAGCTGGAATTCAAAGGCGGCATCGCTAAGATTTTAAGAGATGGAGAACGTCAAAGTGATGTTTACTGGTTAGCTCATAAGGCACTCTTAAAGTCTGGCGCTACCGTTGCACTTAGTTTTGCAGAGTTCTTAGAAGAGCTGGAAACTGTAGAAATAATTGATGACGAAAAAAATGGATAACGCGCGACTCTTTTACGTATCTGATAGCCCAGCTATCAATAGAGACAGGGATCGCGCCGCAGTACTTAATTGAACTGGATGCAGAAATGTTTCAGGCGATGTTATTAGTTTTCAAGAATAAAGCGAAGGAGTCGCAAAATGCCCGTAGAAGTAAAAGGCATTAAGCAGCTTCGCCGCGACCTTAAAAACTTCGACCCGGCGCTATTGAAAGAAATGAACGTGCAGCTTAAGGCCGCCATGATGCCAATAGCAGAGGCGGCTAGAGGTTTTGTGCCAGACATTCCAGCTAACCTAAGCCGCTGGGAAAGAGCGCCACGTAAAGCCCCTAGAGTCCATCCGCTCTACCGAGCCTTCCCTAAGTTTAATGCAGAGGTAATTCGTAAAGGTATCGTTTATAGATCCGGGGCTAATAAGGCTAATCAAAATGGTTTCCAGGCTATGTTCTATATCGCTAATACTTCGGCTGCCGGTGCTATCTATGAGACCGCCGGGCGTAAAAGTCCATACGGCCAGCCATGGCAGGGGCCAGTTATGGGCGGGGGCGGCAGTAAGAGCTACAGCCATAGCTCTAATCCAGATGCGGGTACTCACTTCGTACAGTCCATGCCGCCGCTCTATGGCACTGGTAAGCAGCGCGGGCGCTTGATCTATAAGGCCTGGGAGAAGGATCAAGGTAAAGCTACCCTAGGAGTAATTAAGGCCATAGATAAAACGGTAAACGCCTTTAATAAAGATAGATACAGGCTGGGCGCATAATGCCGAATTTAATAGTTACCGCGGTTTCCGAGTGGAACGGCAAAGCCCTTAAGAAAGGCCAGAAAGATATAAACGCCTTCGAGAAAGGCGTAATGAAGCTAGGCAAAACCTTAGCCGGTGTTTTCGCAGCTAGGCAGATTTATCGTTTCGGCAAGGAATCAGTCCAGGCTTTTCTAGCCGATGAAGCCGCCGCAGCGAAACTATCTTCTGCCGTTGATAATCTCGGTCTATCTCTTTCTAAAGTAGGTATAGAGAAATTTATAGATGATCTTGAAAAGCAGTCGAACGTTTTAGATCAATTTTTAAGGCCGAGTTTTCAGGCACTTCTCACCACTACTGGAGATGTAGCTAAGTCGCAGGATCTACTTACTAAGGCGATAGATATAAGCCGTGGCAGCTCGCAGGATTTATCTACAGTCTCCCAGGATCTAGCTAACGCCTATGTAGGAATTACTCGAGGCCTTAAAAAATATAACTTAGGCCTAACACAGACCCAATTAAAGGCTGCTAGTTTTGAAGAGGTTATGGTTCTGCTTAATAAGCAGTTCGCCGGAGCTTCTGCCGCTTACTTAGCTACATACGCGGGAAAGCTGGACACGCTTAAAACTTCTGCCGATAGATCTAAAGAGGCTATAGGTAAAGGTTTAGTAGATGCACTCACCTTAGCCGCCGGTAAGGATGGAGATATACAGGACGTAGCCGATGCTATGGAAAATCTCGCTACCTTTACCGCTAATGCGACTAGAGGCGTGGGCGCACTTATCGGAAAGATAACTACCCTAGGTGGCCTAGTACCTAAAGACATGGAATTCAAGGACACTATCGGCTATAAGTTATTCGATGCTACGAGTATCCCTAGAGCCTTAGCTCGCTTAGGTGAGAAAACAGTTATGCCAGGCCCGGGTAAATTCTACGATTCTCTTACTAAGGCCGGTAAAGAGAAACAGATGCAAGATGCAAAGATTAAGGCCGATGCTAAAAACCTAGCCATTCAGAAAGAACTCAATAAAATAGCTAATGCTAAGGCTCTTAAAGATAGAAAAGCGGCGCAGGATGCAAAGGTGGCTCTGCTCTTTAATCAGACTGCTATCAGTGCTACAGCTGCGCTAAAGAATAAACTTAGCGAAGAGGAGCGAAATAAAGTCCTGCTCATGCTCGCGCTCGAAATGGATAACACTAAAGAGGCAGAAAGATTAGCCCAGAAGGTAGCCCTGGCAAGTGATGAGACTGGCCTACTAGCTCAATTCCTGCGCACTCTACCCGATGCTAAAAATCCTTTCGCAGCCTGGGATACATACTTAAAAACTCTTAAGGCAGATTCCCTAGCCGATGCTCGAGAAATCGCTAAAGCCTGGGAAGAGGCCTATAGGCGAGATAACGCTAATAAGCCAGCGGCAGTTATTACTTCGCCAGAAGTCCAGCGCATAGATGAAGTTACTGCCGAGGTCTATAAAGCTATCGCAGCTGCGGATGCAGCTACAGCACTAGCCGAAGCTGCTAGTAAATCGGCGCAGCCGTTTATAGATAAACTTAATAAAGCCCTAGCCGATGCAGGCGTAGGATCTAGTTCAAACCCCGGCTTAAGCATAGGCTCCGGCTACTATG